GCCGCACCCAGCATTTAAAATGTGGTATATTACTTTGTAAATATGGCATTAATACGTCATACCCCTTTTGTTGTTGAACCGGACATCACCAGCACGAACTCGACCACCAGCCGCATATCCCTTAGACTTAATCATGCCCCCGTTTTTTAGAGCTTTGCCTTTATCTTTTTTATCGATAAAATCTTTTTGCTCCCGAGGCTTTGTGTCTTGTTCAGGACTACGCATCTCACCGTCATCATCTTTATAATCCGTACCAGAAGCCCCATCTGGATGCAGAACGTCCGCAACCATCTCATCGATACGCTCCGCTTGGGTCTTTTCTTTTTTCTTTTTTGGACGCAATTTAGGTCGAAGGGATCTTTCTACAGACATAGCTGTCTCCTTTAATAGATAGAATGTTTCGTTGGATCTTCTAAACGTGTCGGTACACAGTACGCTACAGCGCGATCTGATAACCCAATCCCATGAGTAGAGTACCTCTTAACCAATGACTCCGCTACTTTGTTGCAGTAGTTTACCTGCTTAAAGTACATGTCATCAATAACTAAAGTACGCTCGTCCCCATAGCCTAGATACAGCATGAGAACGAACACATGCATCAGAACATCAGTTCAAAATGTGGAGCATCGATAAAGGGCCTGCGCGACTGAGACCTACGAGTGTCTATGTAGGAAACCATCGCATGTTCCGCCGTCCCAGGATAATCTCCCAGATCGTCAATAGTCCACGCAGCGCCCCACCGCAGTTTCACTCCCGCGGCATCAGCGGCCTCCTTCATGGCATCAGCAATCTCGTCATATAGGTTTAGCTCCCATCGACCGCCATTACAGTAAGCCATCAAATCAACAGCATTGCCGTCAATGTGTTTTGATTTCATGGTTTGCGATGCCCCTTTTGCGACTAAGGCCCTCTGTTCGTCTATTGTCCTCAGACCGCAAATCACACTGAAGTCCTGCTTCGTAACTCCGATGGCGTATTTCACGACCGTTACCAGCCTTTCGTCTACACCTTCTAGCTTTGACAGGCTTCCCTTGCCTAACTTGTATCCCATGACTACCTCTTTCCAAGAAATTGTTTAAACCCACGTATGCCAAATGATGCAGATATTGCGGTCAGAAGTGCATACATATACCAATCCGGTGCAGCCTGAAGTTGTTCAAACCCATGATGCACAACTCCTTCCATCCCCGGAATAAAACAAAGGATCATAGGAATAGATAGAATAATTACAAACCATTCGTCCTTCCAAGATGACCCACTATTCTGTGCCATGATACGCTCCCAATCGGCAACGCTCGTCTTTTCAGACAGCATGATCTTAGACTTTGCTTCAGCTTCAGTTAACTTGAGTTTAGCTTCAGCGTTGTTCTTATCAGCCTTGCCTTGCAGCCAACTACTAGCAAGACTACCCAACGGTCCTATTAAAGCCTGTATCATTTCTCTGATCCTAGCCATACCGCAAACGCGCCCGTCATGGACCCAGAACAAATTGATATCATCGCGGACTGCTGTGTAGACAAATCCTTTAAAGTCATCCCCCACTCCAGAACCCGTATATACATCACGGTCATTACAAACATCATAAGTCTCGGCATCAACCGATATTCCAGTATCGTCTTAAAAGTCATAGACATTAGAACCCTCCTTTCAGGCCATCTAATATTTCCGATAAACTAGGCCGTTTATCCTTCTTCTCATAGACACAACTAAAAACCTTCGGACACTCTGAAAAACTACGCGTAGGGTAGTGGTATCCAAGCCCACCAAAACCCGCACTGAATCTATATACACATACCTTTTGGTCATTTACGTCTGTAAACCTCTTCCATAGGTGACACTTCACATGAGTAGGGTTAGCAACCCCTGCAAGAGCAACAGAGAGTATTAGCGCATTTATCACTGCGTAGCCAATACTATTAAATATAGGCCACCACCTAGCACAATAATAATACCTAAAGACAGGCCACCAATAGCCGCATTATTTGCCATTTGTCTTTTTGCTTCCATAGCCGCGTACACCGTATCTTCTCTCTCTTTGCGTATCTGCCTACGCATTTGTAACATATCATCATATGTAGAAGGACCAAATCTCATATTAAGCATGAATTTTATTTCTTTCTCACGCTCCATTAAAGTCTTCTTACGGATAACAATATCCATAGCTTCTTGTTCTATGTTGTCAGTACCGTGTGTTTTTTTGTCTAGCCACGTAGGGTTTTTGCGTTGAGACTCAGCGCGTGTAATATCTGCAACCGCGGAGTACCAAGACCCTAGCTGTTTGCTAACGTCCTGTATCTCACGGCCGGCGCCGACAAGCATTTTCACGCCCTTAAAAGCAGCGTTAGCAGCCGCAAAAGCAGTGACCGGATCAATCATAACACATGCCTAACTAGGGCTTTACCCCCTACGGGACATCGCTTGACGTTGAACGTCTATACGCTCCCGATTAACATCGTTCCTGTTTTGAGCAATCTCTTCAGTGCTTTCAATCCGAGCGGCATCAGTGACTGCGCGTTGCTCCATCTTAGCAGACTCAAGCATAATCTGTGCCTCGTCCTCTTGAGCCTTGCGCTGAAGCTCCTTGTCCTTGATCTCCACCTCTTTCATGCGAATTTGCACCAGAGGATCCGACATAGGATCTTGACCCGGAGGTGTAATCTGATCCAAAGTAGCCTTCATGATTTCTAGCTCTTGTATCGCAACAGCCTTCTCCATTTCAGCGGGGACTTGCATTTGCTGCTGAACCTCTTGGATCTGCATCTGCGCGGACATAGGATCGATCAAACCTTGCTGGGCCTGTTGCTGAACCTTCTGAACCAACTCTTGGATTTCCTGCATGACGCTTACCCGCGCCTTCATTGAGATGTGTTCCTGAAGGTGAGCGTAAAACGTACCCAAAACCTGCGGAGAAGTCATTACCAAAGGCGTTCTCATAAACATAACGTGAATAGCTATGTGCGTATCGTGGTCCTGTTCTTCAAAGGCAACCAGTATCTCACCCATCAAACCACGGGCATTCTCAATCGCAGCGTCCAACGGCTTAGGCTGTGGTGCCGGCGGAAGGATCTCATCGATGTTCTGTACTTCCAACGCTTGGTACATACGCCGATACGCCGCGTGTAAGTTATGCATCTGCGGGTTAGACTGCGCCAACTGCAACTGCGTTTGGGCCAAAGTAACCCGTTGCGCCATTGAGAAGATGTTAGGATCCGACACCGGTATTACATCTACCCGACCGTCAAAGTCCTGCGCCTTAATACTTCTCTCGCCACCAGCTACGTTATACGGATATTCCTGATCCATATTCTCAGAACAGATACGAGCCAGAATGCGGAACTCACTCTTCTGAGCATAATGCAGCCGCTTGTGAATAGCCGACATTACCTTCATGCCACGCTCAAGCATAGCAACAGTCGTACCAACAGGTGTCTCTTGGTTCATATTGCCGGTCTGTTCATCAGCCAACGATACGAAGCGCCGTCCGCCCTCCACCAGAGCGCCTAGAAGTTGCGCTAGAGTGGCACTAGGCTCTTTGTAGGGCAAAGGTATAATAGCGTCCCTGATGTTGCCCCCAGGGGCGTCTATGTCCCTCCACTCTCCAGGCTGTAGTGGTTCATCATCATTGCGTAAACGCACTCCACGGGCCTTAAATCCAGCCGGCAGGTTTGCCAAAGTACCAGCGTCAATTAACTGGCGCAAAATGCTAGTCGCAGCGCGGCCCAAACCACCTATCATGTGGATCAAACCAAAGCCGTAGAACCCAAGACCGGGCATAAACCGGTAGTGAACAAAGAACTGGCGCTTCTTGGCAAAGTCAGTTTCCGCATCAAAGTTCCTGCGTATCGCCAGTACCTTGCCAGAAGCCTCGTCCAAAGTAACAATGTAAGGCAAGTGAATGCCCGTTGGCTCCCCGTCAGGAGACATGTCCTCAAAACCCTCAAGGTCCAAATCAACATGCATCTCAAGCAGAGTGTAGATATCATCGTGATAAGTGCGGGATGTACCCTGTATCTCGTCAACCTTCTGGCGAACCTCATCAGGCTCCGTGTCCGAAGCCTGTAACTCGATGTCCTTGAAGAACCCAGCAACCTGCATCTTGCGAACCTGATTGTAATCCATCCGCAAAACATGAGTAACCCTAGAAGCAGACTGCAAATCAGACGCAGCGTAAGGAACAACCAAGTCTTGAGCCGGCACAAAGGTAGAAACAGCGCGTTGTTTGGCCTCGTCAAAGTAAACCTTCTTAAAGGTAGAGCCCGATAAGGGGAGATAAAACAACAACTGATCCATCTCAGGATCGTATTCCTCCATCACCTCTGTAATCTGGTAATTCAAATAGTCTTTAACACGATCCGCCTGCGCCTCAACCTCAGCCGTCTGCTTACCCAAGATCTGAGTTTGAACAGGGCCACCAGCCGGCAGTAACTCTTTGTATGCCTGAGACTGAAACTGAGTTACCGACTCCACAATCAATGGATGCGTAACGCCAGACGCACCCTCAAAGGGTTGGGTGCGATCCTCTTGCTTAATGCCTAGCTGGTCTAAACCCCTAGTATATGTCTCTT